CCGCCTTCCAGTGACAACGTGGAAGCGCTGGAGCAGCAGTATTATTCCCAGTGTCTGCAGACGCTGATTGAGTCCATTGAGCTGTTACTGGATGAGGCGCTGGAAACGGGAGAAAACGAGAGTACGGAATTTGATGTCACCACGCTGCTGAGAATGGACAGCGAACGGCGCATGAAAACACTGGGTGAATCGGTGAAAAATACGCTGCTGACGCCCAATGAGGCTAGGAAGCGTGAGAATCTGCCGCCCCTGGCAGGAGGCGATGCACTGTATCTTCAGCAGCAGAACTACAGTCTGGAGGCGCTGTCCCGTCGTGATGCCCGTGAGGATCCGTTCGCGTCTTCCGGGAAAACGTCGTCAGGCACACGCCAGGAGGGCGCGTCTGACGGTAATAAGGCCATAAGCGAAACAGAGCGTGATGCGGTGAAGGCGATGTTCAGGGGGATACTGCGAAAATGACAGAGCGTGAACTGTCCATTATCCGTGCGCTGGGTGAAGAATTCGCTGCGGTGCTGGCGGATTTACAGCGCACATTTGAGGGGAAGATGGCCTCGCAGGCACAAGCGTTTGAAGAGAAACTGACTTCCCTGTCGGCGGTATTACAGAAGCATGTGACGGTGGATGAGGTGCGTCCGGTTCTGCAGGCGATGGTGGATGACGCTGTGGGGGCCATTCCGGTACCGCGTGATGGTCGTGATTATGATCCGGATGTACTGCAGCAGGCGGTGAATGATGCGGTTGCGAATATTCCGGTACCGGCGGACGGCAAAAGTATCACCCCCGATGATGTGCGTCCGATGCTTGAGCAGATGGTGAAAGAGGCCGTAAGTCATATCCCTGCTCCGCGTGATGGTCGTGATTACGATCCGGAAGTACTGAAGCAGGCGGTGAATGATGCGGTTGCGAATATTCCGGTACCGGCGGACGGCAAAAGTATTACCCCCGATGATGTGCGTCCGATGCTTGAACAGATGGTGAAGGAGGCGGTAAGCCATATCCCTGTTCCGCGCGACGGTCGTGACTATGATCCCGATGTTCTGCAGAAGGCGGTGAATGATGCGGTCGCAAATATTCCGCAGCCGGCGGACGGTAAAAGTCTCACCCCGGATGATGTGCGTCCGATGCTTGAACAGATGGTGAAGGAGGCGGTAAGCCATATTCCTGTTCCGCGCGACGGTCGTGACTACGATCCGGATGTTCTGCAGAAGGCGGTTCTGGATGCGGTGAGTGCCCTGCCGGCTCCGCAGGACGGGCGTGATGCCACGGCACTGGAAATACTCCCTGCCATTGACGATCAAAAATCCTTTCCCCGGGGCACGTATGCCACACACCAGGGCGGACTCTGGCGGGCGTATGAAAAAACGCACGGGATGCGGGGATGGGAATGCCTGGTTGACGGGGTGGCCGATATTGACGTCAGCATGACCGGCGAACGGTCGTTCACTGTGGTGGTCCGGCAGAGCAGTGGCCAGCGTACGGAAAAAACATTTTCCCTGCCGGTGATGCTCTACCGCGGTGTGTTCAGAGCCGGTGAAACCTACCACCCCGGTGATACGGTGACGTGGGGGGGCTCGCTGTGGCACTGCAACAGTATGACCGCCGATAAACCGGGGGATGCGCATGCATCTGGCTGGACGCTGGCTGCCAAACGGGGACGGGATGCAGGAGGCGGAAAATGACGGCATTACTGACACTGGAAGAGATCAAGGCACATCTGCGTGTCGACCATGACGCGGATGATGACATGCTGATGGACAAGGTTCGTCAGGCTACCGCCGTGCTGCTGGCCTACATTCAGGGCAGCCGGGATAAGGTGATTCGTGAGGACGGTGAACTGATCCCGGGCGAGGCATTAACCCGGATGAAGGGGGCTGCCATGCGACTGACCGGGATGCTGTACCGGAATCCGGATCTTGCGGAGCGGGAAGAACTGCTTCAGGGGGAGCTGCCGTTTTCTGTTTCCGTGCTGATTTACGATTTGCGTTGTCCGACGGTGTTATGAGGAGGGGGGGATGGCAATATCTGCAGGTCGTCTGACACAGATGATAAGTGTTCTGAACCCGGTGTTAACCCGTAATGCTGCCGGAGAAATGACGGAAGAATGGGTGTCATGCGGGAAAATTCATGCGGATATCCGGGGCAGGAGCAGCCGGGAGCGGATGCAGTCCGGTGCGGAAATGGCGCAGGCGGAAATCCGCATCTGGGTGCGCGGTCTGTCTGGTCGTGAAATCACGGCGGCGTCACGACTTCATGTGCTGAGTGGTCCCTGGCGTGACTGTATCCTGAATGTTGTCGGGGTGCCCGTGCCGGATGCGACCGGCGGGCGCCTGGAAATTCTCTGTCGGCTGGGAGGGGAAAAATGATCGAAACCCTGCTGGATTTTTCGGGACTTGAAGAAATAAGCCGTGATTTGCAGCTTCTGAGTGGTGCAGAAAACAACCGGGTACTGCGTGAGGCAACCCGCGCGGGGGCGAATGAACTGAAAGAAGAAGTGGTGTCACGGGCACCGGTGCGCAGGGGAAAACTGCGCCGCAATGTGGTGGTCCTTTCCCGGCGCTCCCGCGATGGCGGGATGGAATCCGGTGTGCATATCCGTGGTGTTAATCCGGACACCGGCAACAGTGATAACACCATGAAGGCGGATAATCCCCGCAATGCCTTCTACTGGCGGTTTGTGGAAATGGGGACCGTGAATATGCCACCGCACCCGTTTGTGCGCCCGGCGTTTGATGTGCGCAGTGAACAGGCAGCCCGGGTGGCGATTGCGCGGATGAACCGGGCCATTGATGAGGTACTGAGACGATGACGGAGGCGGATTTGTATCCTCATCTGGCGCATCTTGCCGGCGGGCAGGTGTACCCGTATGTGGTCCCCCTGCTGGATGGCAGGCCGTCGGTGGCGCTTCCGTGGGTGGTTTTCAGCCTGATTTCATCGGTGTCTGCGGACGTGATGGGCGGGCAGGCGGAGTCCTCAGTGTCGGTGCAGATAGACGTTTATGCCGGGACTGTGACGCAGGCGCGTCAGATACGTCAGGACGCCCGTGAAGCCATAATGCTGCTGGCCCCGGGGTCCGTCAGTGAAATGCAGGACTATATTCCGGAAAACCGCTGTTACCGTGCAACCCTGGAGTTTCAGGTCACGGTGTGACTTTTTCTTTTTTTCTACAAAACCCATACCCCGCCGCGTGCGGGTTTTTTATTATCAGGAGGCAGAATGTCTGCTTTGTATGAACGCTCACAGCTGACGCAGGTGATGATTTCATCTGCCCCGGCGACTGCTGAAACTATGGATAAGGCGGAATATCTGCGCCTGGACTGCACCATCAAGGAAGTCCAGTTCACCGCCGGTCAGAAACAGGATATTGATGTGACCACGCTCTGCTCCACAGAGCAGGAGAACATCAACGGTCTGGGGGCGTCGTCCGAGATTTCCATGTCGGGTAATTTTTATCTGAATCAGGCCCAGAACGCCCTGCGTGATGCCTATGACAATGACACGGTGTATGCGTTTAAGGTGCAGTTTCCGTCCGGTAAGGGCTTTAAGTTCCTGGCGGAAGTGCGTCAGCACACCTGGTCATCCGGTACCAACGGCGTGGTGGCTGCAACGTTTTCACTTCGCCTGAAGGGTAAACCGGTGTCCTATGTGGTACCGCTGGCGTTTGTGAAAAATCCGGAGAAGACACTTACCGTGAATACCGGTGCGCTGCTGACAATGTCAGTCAGTGTTAACGGGGGAACGCCGCCTTATAAACACGCCTGGAAGAAGGATGGTCAGCCGGTAGAGGGACAGACTACTGACACTTTCAGTAAAGCCAATACGCAGTCAGGTGATAAGGGGGCTTATACCTGCGAGGTAACGGATTCTGCAGAACAGCCGCAGAGCATTACCTCTGACGCGTGTACGGTAACGGTTAATGGTGCGGGCGGATAAGGCTTATGGCAAAAGATCTGAAAACACTGGCACTGGCCAGGCTGTCGGGGTTCCGTCATAAAACGGTGAAGGTGCCGGAATGGGGTAATGTCAGCGTGGTGCTGCGGGAGCCTTCGGCAGAGGCCTGGTATCTGTGGCGGGAAGTGCTGGATGGCGGTGATGCGGGTGACGAGACCCTGTCGGTGGTGGCGAAAACCCGCCGTAACCTGGAAGCGGATGTGACGCTGTTCTGCGATGTCCTGTGTGATACGGATCTGCAGCGGGTGTTCACTCCGGACGACCGTGAGCAGGTGCTGGCCGTCTATGGTCCGGTACATGCCCGGTTGCTGCGTCAGGCACTGGAACTGATCGCTGATGCAGAGTCGGCCAGAAAAAAGTAGCCCGCCCGGAAATTCGCTTTCTGATGCGACTTGCGCTCCGTCTGGGGCGCACCTTATCCGAACTGCGGCACAGCCTGAGTGCGAGCGAGGCGATGATGTGGATGGAGTTCGACAGGGTATCCCCGCTGGGTGATGAGCGCGGGGATATCCGTAATGCACAGATCGTGAAAGCGGTTTTTGGGGCACAGGGGATGAATGTTGCACTGAAGGACGCCATGCTCTGCTGGGGCGAGGATGAGGATAAGCCGGAGGTGGATCCGTTTGCGGCGCTGGAAGACGCGCTGAGCTTTGCAGCACAGTCATGAATGATGAGAACCGCTGAGGCGGTTTTTTTACGCCCGGAGAAAGGTGAATGGCGACGTTACGTGAACTGATTATCAAAATTTCGGCAAATTCGCAGTCATTCCAGTCGGAGATCCAGCGGGCTTCCCGCAT